GATGAACAACTGGCTGGGATCGTCGATCACGTCGGCAATGATCTTGCCAGCGGTGATGTTGACAGAACCAGGGTAGTAGTTCTTCCAGGTGGGTTTGCCCGAAGTCGGGTCAATGTAGTTGCAGCCATTGAACACACCAACAGCAGCGGTGTGAGTTGCAGGTGCGAACTTGACCAGGTAACCGTCATAGACGGTGACTAGGTCGCCTTGGAAAATTGCCCCGGACTGGTTATCAGCAATTTCGTAGCCGTACTGTTTTTGAGCACCAGTAGCGGACAAATTGCCGAGAGGACGCAGACCAAAGGGCTTATCGACGTTTGCCATTTGATGGTTCCTTCACAAAAAGTATTGAATTAGCCGCCTTTTGAACCGCCACCAAACGACACGCGAGATTGGCGCGTGGGCTTGGTGATCAGCATGCTCGAATGAGCATTAGCCTTCATCAGTTCATTGTCAGCAGCCTGCAATTGGTCGTTCGCACGATCACGGTAATGCGCATTACGCTCTGCAACAGTCTCCTCAGGGATTCGTGCAAGCAAGAGACCTCCCACGCTGATCACGCCAGCATGTCGGCCGTCTTCAATCGTTGGCACATGGTATTCAGGGTACTCGTCGCCCCGGACCAGCTCGTAACCCTCACGGATTTTGCCGGCCACATTGGTACGATCTTCTACCCCACCTGCCTCTGCCCGAATCCAACGATGCTTGTACCCAGGGGGAGCTGGCGGTGCGTCAAGTCGAGACGGGGGAGCCCAGGGCTTACGTCGCGCACTCTTTGCGCGAGATTCGGCCTCGCGGGGGGTGCGGTTGAGGATAGGGATTTTGACGTCGCTCATGATCTCACTCCTTCACGTACTTGGCGTATTCCTCAAGTGGAACACCCAGCTTTTTGGCAATTGCAACTTGACTTGGCGTCAATTTGACAGAGCGGCGTGAATTTGATACCCCGGATGACCGGGAAGCAGGCGCCACAGCCTGCACGTTTCGCTGTGGCCTGTTTTGGTTGGGCGCAGCACTCTGTTGAAACTTCTGTGGAAAGGTTTCACGAATCCTGCGATCGAGCTCATGATAATACTCATCCGAGCTGGCGTCAAATCCCTCGACGGAAATAAGTTGTTTGTGGATGCCCCACGCAGCGTGGGTCATAGCCGTATCTCGGCCATACCAGGGGTTGCGCTCCGCCCACTCTTCGACCCGAGGATCGACCTGGCGGGGGGCCTGCGCAGCCGGTTGAGCCTGCTGCTGGGCCACCTGCTGCTGAGCGGCAAGTTGCTGCTGATAGGCCTCGCGTTGAGCTGCCTGGGCCTGGATGGTGCTCTGCTCATTGGTCAACTGGGCCAGGCGCTGCATGGCCTCAGTCTCGGTGTCCACGTCGCCTTCTTCACGGGCTTTGCGGATGATCTGCTTGAGGGCCACGTTCTGGGTTTCGATGCGGCTTTGCGCCTCGGCAACGCGCTGGCCATCGGTGCTCAAGTACTGCTGCTCGAGCTGTTGGGCCCGGGCTTGCACGTTGCGCGCATAGTCCAAGGCGGCCTGCTCGCGCCGCTGGGTCTCACGCAGGCGGGCGGTGAGCTTGTCGATGCGCTTCTTGACGTTTTCGCTGTAGTCGTCCACCTCGCCGCGGTGTTCGGTGGCAGCAGAGGTGTCCACTGCCGGGTCTTGCGGCTGGTCAAGCAGCTCCGCCTTCCCCTCTTCGTTAATCTCGACGGCAGCAGGCTGCTCGTCCTCTCCAATTTTGAACTGTAGGTCCATTTGATCCGCCATATTGCTCTCCTTTACATGTGCAGAATGTCTTCAGGGTCGTTGACCACGCCAAGCACCTCATCGTCATTGATGAGGCGAATTTCCCCGCCGTCGATTGGAATTCGCGCGCCCGCGTAGCGACCGAAGATGATCCAGTCACCTTCTTTGCACCAGGGGCCGGAGGGAAATTTAGACTCGTCCGCGTACGCCAGGTCACCCACCTTCAGGACATATCCGCACACGGTGGCAAGCTGCGTTTTACGCTGCGTCTCCTCCGCCAGGACAATGCCGCCTTTGGTTTTTTCAGCGCCGCGGTAAGGCAGGATGGCGATCCGCCAGCCGGTGGGCTTGGGGATGGTGTCAACAACGGACTCATGAAGCTTCTCGGGGTCAAACCCCAGCTCCGTGTAGGCATCGTCCAAGGCGGGTGCCTTGGTCGCGGCCTGTTCGGCCCATTTGCGCTCAAGTGCGGTCATTTCGACCGGTGCAGTTTCGACTTCCATGGCTCTCCTTTCGGGTTAAAAATCCTCGTCTTGGTCCCCATTGACCCTTTTCAAAAGGCCTCTCACGGATTCTTCGACCAGGTTCAAACCCTCAAGGCGGCCCATCATGAAGCGGTAACGCTCCATGTCGGAAATACCTCCACTGAGCACAATTTCGTGTGCCTGCTGACGGTGCTTTCTGATTTCTTTCAAGACTGCTTCTGCAAATTCAAGCATGGTCGTTTCCATGAAAAGCAGTCGGTTTTGCGCCCCGACTGAAGGCGTTGGTGAGGATCAGTATATCTTCACCGGACGGTTACCGTCCTTTTTCTTCACAATCATCGACGGGCCCTGCACGCCCTTGGCCTTTTTGATGACGTCGCCGCCCTTGGCCATCTTGCGCGACTTGCCTGCTTTGTCGTAGGCAATTGCCGCGGCCTGTTTGACAGCGGCAGCCTTGCTCTTTGGCTTGCTGGTGCCAATCATCCCGTCTTTCTTGTAGTCGCGCACGATCTCGCCAATGTTGGAGCTGATCGTCTTCTGACTTGAACCCTTTTTAAGCGGCATTGCGTACTCCCTGAGGTGGTTGCTGGGTCTTGTTCATCTGCAACGCCAGGCGCTGCTGGTCGAGCGCCGTCTTCTGCTGCAGCCGTTGCTGATCCAGTGCCAGGCGCTGCTGGTCAATCTGGTTATCTGCCTGGTCGTTCTGCGCACGCTGCTGCAATTCCTGCTGCTTGAGCGCGATCAGCGGGTCTTCGCCGCCACCGCCAGCAAGCTCGTCTTGCATCTCGCGAACTTCTTTCATGTACTGCGCGATCTTGAGCGCAACCATGCCTTCTTTCTGGATCAGAGAAATCATGCGGTCCGGGTCCACCCCGTAGAGCTTGAAGAGCTCGGCTTCGACGTCCTCTTCGGCCTTCAGGCGCACGTGGTCAAGGATGTGGCGCTGCAGCATCATGGCTGACATCGGATTGGACTGCAGGATAGGCGACAGGCCCATCATCAGATGCGCTGCGATGTGCGCGTCGTGCTGCTGGCCGGCAAACGCCTTGAGCTGCATGCCGTTGAGCACGTCGCCGTTCTCTGAGGCCGGGTCGTTGGGCTTTTGCGTGTTCTGCGGCATCAAAATGCCGTCGATGTCGCGCACGTTGAGCGCCGCATACACGCGGTAGTAGGCCTCGTACATGTTGTGCATGTTCGGGGCGCTTTGCGCGAGCTGCAACTGCATCTGAGCAAGCTGAATGCGCTGCGCAGTGCTGAAGATGTTGGGATCGGCCACCGGCAACACCGACACCATGTCGTTGAAGTCCGATTTCTTGACGCGCCGGGACGCGCCAGGGACCTCGTAGGGGTACTCGTCGGGCAAGAAGGTGCCAAAGCCCTCAAACAGCAGCCTGAACTCCAGCGTCTGCGCGTAATGCATGCGCTTGTGAATGCTGGACATGACCATGGAGCCGCGCTCCAGCAGCGCCAGGGTCGTTCCGACCTGTGCGTACTGGTTGCCGTCGCCAACTTGCATGTCCGCGGTACTGGAGAGCCGTTTTCCGGCGTCCACGAGGAAGCCAAGCAGGCTAAAGAGCACTTGGCTGGGCTCCTTGTACGGCAGCGGCATGAGCGAGGCCGAAAGTTCCGCGCCGCCAGCGTCAATGTCGCGCCATTCGCCCGGCTGGATGGGCGTGGAGTCGTCCGCGATCCGCGCGCCCTTGGCTTTGAAGCCCGCCGGCAGGTTCGCGAGCGTGCCAGCGTCGATCAACTGGCGCAAGGCGCTCGTTGCGCCCTTGGAAAGGCCACCAACGAGGTGCACAAAGCCCAATCCGTACGCGCCCGGGCCCTCCACGAGCACGTAGTGGACGAAATAGTTCTTGCGCTGCTTGTTTTTTGACTCTTCGCGCCAGTTTCGGCGCACTCCGACGACCCGCAGCGTGTCTTCCGCCAGCGTGACAACGTACGGCAGCTTGATTCCGGTCGGTTCGCCCTCGTCATCCATGTCTTCAAAGCCTGGAATGTCCAAATCGACCATCATCTCCAGCAAAAAGACCTCGCCGATGTCGTCCGTGGGCTGCACGCCGATGGCTTTGTCGACCGCTTCCTTGATTTGGCTGGGATCAGCGGGCGACGCAGCGGTGTCAACCCTGACATCGAGGTATTCGCCGGCCACAACCCGCTTGCGAAAGTCGTTGGAGTCCATCGCAATGCGGTGCGTGATCCGCGCGCACTGGCTCATGACGCTCGAGCCGTTGTACGGGA